TACAAATTATTCTAAATCGCCAAAAAGTTCATCAAAACATTCAGGGTGTGAGCCTGAGATTATTTGTTCCCAACCTGACTTGTCTAGGTATGGGAAATATTCTCTTACTTCTTTTCTTGGTAAGTCCCATTGGAACTCGTGCCAATCTTTTCTAATGACTTCGATTGTTCCTTCTTGGCTACAAATAATACATCTTATTGTTGGAACAGTAACAATATCATCATCAACATTCCTATTCATAAATTGTGCTTGTGTAAATAAAAGTTTTTGTTCCTGCAAAGTAAGATGACCTGCACAATTTTTTTCTTTTGGGCAGTTACATTTAGTAATCATTTTTCTCTCTCCAATAATCCAATTTCCAATTTTCTTCTAACTAATAATCTCTCAGCTAACTGTATCTGTTCTTTAGTTTCTAAGTGATTAAATATCTGCTCAAGATTTTCAAAGATAGTCATTTCTTCAACTCCATATCTTCTTTGTAGATTTCTTTATCACAATAAAGACAAACAAGTGCAGACCAAAACAAATGTGTAACTTCTAATTCCA